AAAGGTGGTTTGCGGGAAGTTTCTGTAGTTATGTACCCAAACAATCCTAATGCTGAAATTCAAAGATTAGAGTGTTTTGATGCCGAAGGGCATTTGAATCCTCGTATAGTTGAACAGGCTTTGCGTGATGCTGGGCTGTCCAAGAAAGGTGCGACCACCGCATCTTCCGTCTTTAAAAAGATTCTTGAATTGCGTGATGCAAACAAGGAAGTTATTAAAGAAACACCACAACCAAGTGAGTTGGAAGCGGTGGTAAACGAAGCTGATACAGTTCTTAAGGCCCTAGAGGAAAGAGAATTGTTAAAGGCATTAACTAAACGCATCAAATAAGGAAAAATCATGTCTGACAAAATCATTGAAAAGTTAGATGCTATTGAAGCATCAAACGAATCTAAGATTCAAGAAGTAAAAACTGAAGCAGTTGCCGCTATTGAAGCCGCTAAAGCTGAAATGGATGAGAAGTTAGAAACCATTAAAGCCCGTGTTGCTGAAATCAATACTGCACCTTCTATCATCAAACCAGCTAAAACCATCAAAGAAGATGTAAACAAGATGGTTCGTGAGCAACTCAAAAAGTTTGCTAAAAAAGGTTCGATGGAAAAAGAACTCAAGATGTTTGAAGATGAATCACAATATCAAGCATACTTAACTGAGAGTTCATCTTTAACTGGTGGTGGTTACAACATCGGTGGTCGTACAGCTTACGATCCTGTGTTCCATACACTCCGTTTGATTAACCCTATGCGTGGTCTTTCCCGTAATGTAACAACTGATGGTTCTACATATCAGTTCCGTGCAAAAACTGGAAATGCTGGTGCTTTCTGGGGTTATCCAGTTAATAACAACACATCTAGTGGCCCTAACCCAACAACTGAATCTACAGTTATTTGGCAACAAGTTCTGCAAGATTTGAACGTACAGTTCCCAATCCGTACAGCGGCACTTGATGACATCGATGGTTTAGAAGCAAACGTAGTTGATGATATGTTGATGGAATTTAGCCAGCAAGAAGGCTTGTCCATGATTAAAAACAACGATCAAACCGATTCCCCAAATACATACGGTGGAACACAAGGTTTGCGTGGTTTGAATCAATACGCTAACTACGGTGCTAATGGTACTTATACTGGTGGCACAATCACTACTGGTGCTTTCGGTACTTCTGGTATTGCTACTAGCAACGGTTTGAACAGCTTGGCTGTTTATGACCAGTTGACTACTAACGGTAACGTAGTTGGTGCGGCTAATGTAACTTATGATGACATCATTAACTTCATCTACAACTTGCCACAACAATACTGGACACCTACAGCAAAATTCTTGGTAAACCCAATCTTCTTGGCACAAATTCGTGGCTTGAAAGATGCTAACGGCACACCAATTTTTGAACGTATGCATCCAGGTGAAGAAGATGGTATCGTTGGCCGTATGTTAGGCTTTGATGTTGTTGTCAATAAATATGTTGATAATCCAAGCGAGTTCTCTGGTAACACAGCGGCTAACTTGTTCCCAATGTATTTCGGTGACTGGCAACGTGGCCATACCATTGTTGATCGTTTGAACATGGTATTGCGTAGATATGACCAGACATTGCCTGGTTACATCACATTCTACGGTGAGAAGCGTTTGGCTACATCTAACGTAGACCCATTGTCTATCATCGCTTACCGTTCTACAGCAACAGCTACAGCGTAATAAAGGCGGGGGGATCAAAAGTCCCCCCAACTTAAACAATTTGGAAGAAATATGAAAAACCAATTAATCCTAGAAGCAATCAAATCCGCACTTACTGATAAAAATGGTCAGTCTGTAAAGGTAAACTTAAAAGAAGCATCAGCCCTTACTGATTCGGGTTCTGGGGTTGGTGGTCGTGTTATTTATGATGATGCATTTGCATCTTTGCGTATGGCTAACCCGTTGCGGGTATCAAGCCGAGAAATTACTACCATTGGTTCAAATCAGGCTTTCGTTGTAAAGACTGGTAATGCTACCAATGCAACAAATCCTTGGGGTTATCCAGTTAATGTGAACTCTGGTACTCCAAATATTGCCACATCATTCTGGCAGTTACCATTACAAGCTATTACAGCGCAATTACCAGTTCGTACTGCCGCAATGGATGATATTAATAATCTTGATCCAGCTATTGTTGGCGATTTAATGTTGGAATTTAGCCAACAAGAAGCATTGTCAATGATTCAAAATAACGATCAAGCTGGTTCTGGCACTACATCAACTGGTGCTACAAGCGGTTTGCGTGGTTTAAATTACTATCCAAGCGGATCAACAGCCGCATTTGGTACAAGCGGTTCTGGCGCAACCAATGGTTTGCATACAATTAAGACCGTAAACACCGCTACTGGCGGCACAATCGTTTATAACGATATTGCATCTTTAGCATCTGCATTACCATCTCAATATTGGAGTTTGCCAGGTACAGCATGGCATATGCACCCAAATACCATCCTTGCATTGCGTGAATTAACCAGTTCTACTGGTCAGCCACTCTTTGTTGAAGTTGGTGATTCTGATGGTGGCGCAGTTGCTCATGTATTTGGATTCCCAGTCGTTCCAAACCCATATATGCAAGTAGTTGGAAGCGGAAACTTCCCAATCTATTTGGCCAACTGGGATAAGTTCGTAACTATCGTGGATCACGAAGAATTTAGCATCCAGCGTTTAGAGCAAACACAGCCAGGCACAGTAACCCTGTATGCTGAAAAGCGTGTATGCTCTACAATTCGCGATGTATTTGCGGGTGTCCGTTTAGAATCATAAGGCCAATATGCCATTAGATAGTTATACTAACGGGCCGTATTTAGGTACGGTTCGTAATCCATTTAGCTATGAAAAGATTGAACAAACCAGCCGTGATTTACAGACGGAATGGCTAACTCTCGATCAGATCACCCAACAGTTAAACTTATTTGGCGATACCAGCCAAGATGATTACTTACAGGGGCTTGAATTAGCGACCCGTATGGCCATCGAAGATTATCTTGGTATGTCCATATTCCCGATTAGCTATAAAGTTTACTACGGGGCGTTTAATGGCATGAGTGGCACACAAGTAATGCTTGATTTGCCCGAAGTAAGCCAAGACAATCATGGCCAAGCTGGAACGGTTATTAATTCTGTTGGTTATTACACTAGCGATACACAACCAGTATTTACTTTAATCCCGCCAGATCAGTATTTTTATGATCCTACAGGCAACAAAGTGATTGTTAGCGGAATTCCAAGCGAAGTAAATCAATTTATAAGCAATCCTATCGTGGTTACTTACACGACTGGTGCAAGCCCATACGCCCAATATCCTGTTATTAAACAAGCGGGTTTATTGCTTTTGACCCATCTTTATAACAACCGTAGCGACACCACCGTTGGCCAGTTGGCTAAGTTGCCATTTGGCGTAGATCAGCTTTTACGCCCATACAAGCCACTTGTTCTTTAGTTATGTTTTATACATACGCCCATATAACTTCTGATACAAATAGAATCTTTTACATAGGCAAAGGTTCTGGTAATAGATTGCTTAGAAAAGATGCAAGAAATAAGCATTGGCATAATACTGTTTTAAAACATGGTTATAAGGTCAATAAATTAGCAACATGGAAAACTGAAAAAGAAGCGTTTGAACACGAAAAATTGCTTATTTCTTGTTTTAAAGATATGGGTTATAAATTAGTGAATCAATCTGCTGGCGGTGATGGCAATGGACCTCAAGGTGGTTTAAGTTTTAAAGGCAAAAAACACACCAAAGAATCTATAGAAAAATGCCGAATGATTCATAAAGGCATTGCAAAAAGCAAAGAACATAATTTAAAAAATTCAGAAGCACATAAAAAGAAAGTAAAGGTTAATGGCATAATTTATCCAAGTTGGAGTGACGCTAGTAAATCTACTGGAATTCCAATCGGTAGTATTAGGTATCTTATAAAATGCAAGCCTACTACTGGGAAATGGGCTAAATTTACTTTGGAATCGGTGCTGTAAATGGCAATCGCCCGTTTTGAAAATGTGGATGTTAATAA